CCCTGCATGACCATAATTCTATTTGTGGATAGTTTTGATTTAACAAAGATACATAACCTCCCATCTGTAACCTATGGTTTTTCTTTTTATAAACCTCTTGTGTTTTAAAATCTGCAAGACATAAAACACCTGTATCTTTATGCTGCAATATCACGTCACAACTACCTGCAATATCTCTTTTTCTATCAATCATTCTTAGTTCATTAACAACACATTCCCAGGTATTCCACATTCTGTAATTAATTAAATGTTCTAACCAATCTGCATAATCTTTTGCATAAGCTAGTGCTAGTGTCTTATCTTTTGTTTCACACCATATCTGTGCTGCTTCATGAATAGCTGTTCCCCTTACAGCAGCCTTTTCCATTGCCTTACTAACATAGGTAGTTTCTTTTATTACTTCAGATATAGAACGTGCTACATATTTCTTACGTTTTAAATCGTAGTATTTATGTGGTTCTGGATCAAAGCGTACAAAAGGGTCTTGTATAAGAATATCTTTAATTTTGCTTTTCATATTCCACAGGGTCAAAAGTTACCTTACCTGTAAGGCTATTTATATATTTTGGTAATTTATGAATTGGCATTAATGGCCTAGCACCATATTTAGTTCTTTGTAAACGCTTCCATTTACCTGTACCAGTTTCCCTTTCATAGCCCATAGCTAAAAACCAACCAGTAGGCGGTCTATCTAAATCTTCTTTCTTTAAAAGACCTTTACTAACCATTCTGTTGAGTGTTCTTTTGGCACTACCACTAAATAAAATATCCATTAGATTAAGTTCCCCATTTCATCAAACTGTACAACCTTTTGGTTTGGGTGCATTGCACTTGTTTCTGGTTCTTTATTAAACCTGTTCATACGTTGCTGTTGTTCTTCATAATGACTAAGTTTTAAACCTTTCCATGTACCTGCCAAAATACCTGCTTCTAACTGGTCTTTTAATATCTGTTCAGAATATTTATCTATAAACTTTCTATATTCTGTAATCTGTAACTTCCAAGCCTGTAACGATTTAGAACCCTTCTTAACTTTCCAGAAGTCATCTATAAGAGTTTGTAAGTGTAGTAAATCTTCAGGTATTATCTTTTCTTGTTTTTCTTTTTTATTAATTTTTTCTTTTTGTTCTTTTGCTTCTAACTCTTTCTTATCTTGTTCTTGTTCTTCTAAGTCTTTATTGTTTGTATATATATAGGTTACATCATCTGTCAAATTTACCTTTTTATTGACCCTATTGTTATAGGCATCTTCTAAAAGCATATGTATAAAACCATTAGTTGTAATGTATTTTGGCTTTATAGCTGAAATCTTGTCTATTAAAGATTGTTCAATGGTTGGTCTTTTTTTGGACATAACGTGTAAATAAGTTGGATAATATATGTACAGTACATGAACACAGGTAGAACAGGTTTACAACTGCCTACTACATGTATTGAAAGAAAACTTTACAAACACTATATATAATGTTATGTTTAGCACATAAGTCTACCTATGCTATGTCCTGTACATTAGCTGATAAGAATAGACGTACAAAAATGCTAAGAAGTGAGTTAGCAGGGATAAATGACCCCTTTGAATTGTTGGCAGAAGCGTTAGTAGAAAACGAACGATTAAGACAGATTATTAACACCCATGATTGCCATAAGGGTAAACCATAGTTATACTAAGAAAAATATATTTAGTAAATGACAGAAAACAATTTACCTACTGTATGGAATAAAACAAAAACAGATGATATTCCAGAAGGTTCGTTATGGTTTAATCCAGATGAACCAGAAAAGTTAAGAAATAGAGTAAATGGAAAGTGGGAAGAGTTAGACCCTTTTGTAGATTTAGAAGAAAGAAAAGTAAAAAAGACAGAGGAACAATAAGTGACTAAAGAAATAACAGCAGCCTTGTGTAAGTTCATACAACAGGTAGGCACAATACATGAAAAAGATAATGCACAGTTTGGTGAGTTTGCTGACCTATCAACAGTACTTTCTGTTGTTAACCCTGCTCTAGCTGCTAACGGTTTATCTGTAATACATACAACAAAGATATTAGAAAGCAGAAATGTTTTAGTTACTAACCTTATGCATACATCTGGTGAAATAATATCTTCTGAATACTTATTACCAGTAGCAGCAAATGTTAGAGGGAATCCAATGCATGCAGAAGGTGGTGCGTTAACTTACTTCCGTAGATATTGTGAACTTGCAATACTAGGATTAAATGCAGGTATTCCTGATAATGACGGTGATTTTGCTGACCCCACTACATCTAAAGTTACACCTATAACAAAGCACAAACCTGTTGGTATGCCAAACATTCTTGATAAAGATACAAGAGATCATTACCTAAAAAAAGTTGGTGAACTATATCTAAACAGTACTGATTTATATAAACAACTTACAGAAGCTATGTATGTAGAGTTTAGTTTTGATAAAACATCAGGTAAATTTAGCGATTACATACAAGAACCTAAACACGTAACATATATACAAACATGGTTAGATGCTTACGTAAATGACTAATGAACCTAACAAACCTCTCGAAACAAGACCTATTGGTGTGGCAGTATCTAATTGGAAGAACAGACACCTGGTATCTGCAAAGCTATCTACAGAAAACCATAAGAAGTTTCTTAAATATTGCAAAGACAATAACCTTAACTATTCATCAGGTATTAACAACCTGATTTCCAATTACTTATAACAAAACAATGTTTAATGTTTCAGTTGCAGGGCGTCTTACAAAAGATGCTGAATATAAAAAAGCAGGTGCATATGACATGGCAGCCTTCACAATAGCTGTATCACATGGTCGTGATAAAACTTCTTTTATAGATTGTCAGGTATGGGGTAAGCGTTTTGAAACTGTATTAGATGCCTACAAAAAAGGTTGCCTTGTAGCAGTATCAGGTGATGGTGAATATACATCTTATGAAACAGAATCAGGTGAGAAAAGAAAACAGTTAAGAGTAAATGTAAACAACTTTGTATTTCCAGAGAAGCGTGAACAATCACAAGCAGCTACACTAGATACAGCTACCATTCCCTTCTAAATGGGTATCAGGTTAAGTATAAAGTCAGAACTACCACAGGCTGCTAAGTGGACTAATCAACATACAAAACAGTTGCCCTTTTCTATAGCACAGGCTATTAATGCTTCTGTACAGGGGTCTAAGTTTATAGCAGGTAGTAAACAAAAATCAGCACTAAACAGACTATCAGGTTCATCAAGGCGTTACCTAGATAGACCTAAGAAACAAACACAGAAAGGTTTTAGGGCAACAGTAGCCAGAAAAGCAACACTTACTTCTGTAATAAAGACTAAAGACAGACCCTATAACATGGGTAGATATATAGATCAAAATATATTTGGTGGTGACAGAAAACAAAAGTATGATGCGTTATTTGTTAAACATTCAACTGCTACAAACATACCAGGCAATAGTGTATTAGTACCAACACAGGCTGTTAAACGTGATAAGTATGGCAACATCACTAAGTCCACAATAAATAAAATTATCACTGCAGTAGGAACTGGTAAGACCACAGGTAATAACATCTTTATTGGTAAGCCTAGAGGTGGTAATAGACCTGCAGGTGTTTACAGAAGGGAGAGAAACTTTAAGTTACGTGCATTATTTATAGCCCAACCTAACGCAACTTACCCTGCAATATTCCCTGCTAAGAAAGAAGCAGAAGATGCAATACAAAAAACATTCGGCATATACCTACGTAGACAATTACAGGTTAATGTTGCTAATAATCTGAAGCGTAAGGCGTAATGCCTTGCTACCACTAGGTTCTTTCTAGCTATATCTACGTGGGTCATCTGAAAG